GTATATTATTATAATATTTATAATATTTTTATGAGGTGATTTGAATGGTGAAAATTGCTATCGTAGACCTTATCGGTTTAACCTATGACCCAACAACTTTAGAGAAATATGGGCTGGGAGGGTCAGAATCCGCTGTTATTTACATGGCGCGAGAACTGCAAAAGAAAGGTTTTGAGGTCACCGTTTTCAATAATTGTATTGATAGTAGAGCCCAAGAAGGTGTGTATGATGGTGTAAGATATGTTGATAATCAACGTTTGCACCAGCCAAATGATTACACTTGTGATGTTCTTATTGTCTCCAGAACAGTGATTCCTTTCCTTCCTGAAAGATACTGGAAAGATGTGAATTATAATCCCGGTGTCTACCAACAGTTAAAGAATAGCGCCAAAAAGAAAATTTTATGGTTACATGACACATTCTGTTCTGGCGATAATCTATTAGAAGAACTGGTTATGGATGGACATATTGATGAGGTGTTCACCTTGTCAGACTTTCATACCACATATTTTGCCAATTCAAATCACGGTAGAAGAAGAAATTTTGAAGTCTTGAAGAACAAGATTTTCATGACTCGTAATGGAATCAAGCGACATATCAAAGAAGTTGATGTCACAAAGAAAGACCCGAATCTTTTCGTGTATAATGCATCCATTACTAAAGGCATGTTACCCTTGGTGGAAAACATCTGGCCTCAAGTCAAACGAAGAATACCAACCGCCAAGTTGAAAGTGATTGGTGGGTATTATCGTTTTCGTGATGGCGCTCCTCCTGACGCTCAAGAAGAAACATGGCATAAGTTGATTGCCCGACCAGAAATGAAAGCCATGGACATTGAGTTTACTGGGGTGATTCCTCAGAATCAAATTGCTGAAATCCTGGCTGAATCGTCATTCATGATTTTCCCTGGGGCGTTCCCAGAAACATTTGGCATTTCCAGTCTTGAATCTCTGGCATACAACACACCATTAATCACAACACGTTTTGGTGCATTAGAAGAAACTGCTGTAGACATGGCATGTTATAAAATTGATTATGCCATTGAGCCGAACAACTTGTTCACTGACATCAACAAAGATGCACAGGTACAGAAGTTTGTGAATGTTGTTGTGGCAGCATATAACAATCCATATCTCCATGCACAGAAAATGCAGTACTGCAACATTGTGCATGATATCTGCGAATGGGACACTGTGGCATTGCAATGGAAGCAACATTTATATAAGATTCTTGGCTTATATTTACCAGTTGATGAATACAAGAAAGTATCATATGTAAATCAAAAGGTGCATGAGGTGTATACACGTAGATACAGCAATCCTGAAGAATGGCAACCTGTGAGAAGTTATCCACAACAACATCTTTCCATTGTATCACCGTTCTATAATGCTAAAGATTACATTGCTGACTGTATTTTGTCTGTGGCATCACAAGATTATGAAAACTACACACATCATTTAATTGATGACGCATCCACAGACGGTAGTTTTGAAATTGCAAAAAACACCATTAACTCACTCCCTGAATCCATTCGTTCACGATTTAAGTTGATACGAAATGGAGTAAATCAAGGAGCTGTTGCCAATCAAGTGTTAACAATTGTTTCATGTTCGGATGAAGATATCATCTTGATGTTGGATGGGGATGATAAGTTGGTGAATGACAACAACATTTTCCAGTATTACAATTCCATCTATGATGGAACAACTGAATTCACATATGGTTCCATGTGGTCCATGGTTGATAACATTCCACTGATTGCACAACCTTATCCGGAACACATCAAACAAAACCGTGAATATCGAAAACATTTGTTTGCATGGAACATGCCCTACACTCATCTACGAACATTCAAGAAATATTTGTTCAATGATATTGAAATGTCGGCGTTTCAAAATGAACATGGTAAATGGTTCCGTGCAGGCGGTGACACTGCCATCTTCTATAACACAATTGAAAAGGCAGAGCCTTCAAAGGTGAAAGCACTGCAAAAAATCGTGTATAACTATAATGACAAGAACCCATTGAATGATTACAAGGTGCATGGGGTTGAACAAACCAACACTGCCAACAAAGTATTAAACAATGTTATAAAAACTTCTACTATTAACACTATGCCAACACAAATGAAAAAGAAGATTTTGCTTGCCATACCCACAGCGAAATATATTGAATCTGAAACATTCAAGAGCATCTTTGATTTGGATGTTCCTGATGATGTTGAATTGACATTTCAATATTTCTATGGATACAACATTGACCAGATTCGTAATTTAATTGCTCATTGGGCAATCCATTATGATTATTTGTTTTCAGTAGATAGTGATATTGTGTTACCAAAAGATTGTTTAACAAAAATGTTACAACATGATAAGGACATGGTTTCAGGTGTCTACATACAGCGCAAAGCTGACCAAGAGATATTAGAAATTTACAGAAAGAATGAACATGGCGGTGTATCCAATGTACCCTTCATTTTCCTGCAACCCGCGGGATTACATCCTATTGATGGATGTGGTTTCGGGTGTGTATTAGTGAAGTCTGAAGTTATCCGAAGAATTGGATATCCCCAGTTCGTATATAAGTCGGCGTTGAATCATATTAACACCATTTCTGAAGATGTGTATTTCTGCACCAAGGCACGTGAATTAGGATTCCAAATTTTCGTAGACTCAACAATCGTATGTAATCACATTGGAAATACTGTATTTGTTCCAAAAGATATTATGAGTGAGGAGCAACAAAAGAATTATCTTCGGTATCTTTCAACATTAGATTTCAGAAAGGAAGATACTGACTATTTAAAGACATTGAAAAAAACTGGTGTATCTCCCAAGGTGATTTATGACATTGGTGCATGTACAGGCAATTGGACGCGCGAAGCCCGCAAGGTATGGGACAACAGTAAATTTGTATTGTTCGAAGCCATGCCACAAGTTGAATTCCTGTTGAAGGAAACTGGGTTTGATTATCATATTGGTGTGTTGAGCGATGCATCACATAAAGAAGTTGAATTCTTTGAAAATGTGTGGCAACCAGGTGGTAACAGCTATTACCGCGAAATTGGTCATCCTGAATCAGGACGAGTATTTTCAGACGCCCATATGGTGAAGAAAACTACTCGTTCATTGGATGATGTGGTTCGATATAACAACTTCCCCCTACCCGAATTAATGAAAATTGATGTTCAAGGGTGCGAAGTTGACGTATTAAAAGGTGCCGAGTATACCTTGTCCAAGTGTACTGACTTGTTGATTGAACTTCAACATACTGAATACAATCAAGGTGCACCGTTAAAGGATGAAGCCATTCAATTCTTGAATAGCATCGGATTCAAACAAAAACATGCAATGACTCCTGCTCCTTTTGATGGCGACTATCATTTTGTGAGGGTGAAGTGATGTTTCCCGCCTATGATGAGCAGTATGCTTTAGGTGAATTTAAACTTCATGGCGAATATCAAATGATGGAAAAATTGCAGAAAATTCCCATGAATTCAATTTTTGACGTAGGCTGTAATATAGGTGAATGGACTCGGATGACTCGTAAATTTCAACCCAAGGCATTAATTCACATGTTTGAAATTTCTCCGTTCACCTTTCAAAAAATGCTACGAAACATTCCATTAGATAATGGCATCTTTGCAAACTCTTATGGGCTGTCTAATGCAACAAAAGAAATTCCTTTAAAAGTTGTCCCGGGCAATGATAGAGTTACTACCACAGTTATGAACATTGCCCACGATGATAGTGTATATAAAAATGCCTTAGTATCAACAGGAGAATTTTATACGAAACATTATGGGATAGAACACATTGATTTCTTAAAGATTGATACTGAAGGGCATGAACATGAAACGTTAGAGGGATTCATGCCTTTAATTAAAGCAGGAAAAATAACCTGTATTCAATTTGAATTTGGTTATATCAATGTGTTGACAAGAAGATTTTTAATGGATTACTATCAATTACTTACACCCCATGGATATCTGTTGGGTAAACTCACAGCAGACGGGGTGAAGTTTAAAGATTATCATTTAATGGATGAAGATTTCCAAGGTCCTGATTATGTTGCCGTTCACATCTCCAGACCTGACATCATTGAATTAATAGGCGCCGCCGTCTAAATCATCGAACACAGGAACGCCGCCAACACCGGCTTGTAATACTTTTCCTTGAGTCCCCGCTGCAGTCACCTGTAGTGGGGATGTTCCATTTCCATATACGATACCATTAAGTGTGAATGTACTTGCTCCAGTTCCGCCATAAGATACTGCAATAGGAGAACCATTCACAATAATTGTTCCACCTACTGTCAAGGTGTTGCTGATGGAAATGCTACTTGCTAAAGAAAATGTTACAGTGTTGTTGGTAACTACCG